TGGTAAGATAGCACCACCGCGGGTCATTACTACCATTGGTCCTAAGGAGAAGTATCTCTACTCCCTGTTTATGTATACCTTGTGTGACCGGTTGAAGATCATGCCGTGGTATGCCTTTGGCAAAACACCAGTGGCTATTGCAGATCGTGTTGCTAGCATCTGTGAGGGTGCACGGCAGTCGGTTTGCAATACGGATTACTCGAAATTTGATGGGAGGGTGTCAAAAGTTTGTCGCGAGTTGGAGAGGATGATTCTCTTGGCAATGTTTAGAGTTAAGTATCACGATGCACTTTTGGAACTGCATCGGACTCAATATAATATTAAGGCTTATTGTACTGAAGGCACCCGTTATAATACTGGGTTTGCTCGGGGCTCTGGTAGCCCCGAAACAGCAAATTTTAACAGTTTAGAGAATGCCTTTGTTGCTTATTTAGCCTTGAGAATGACAAGAGTTGGTTCATCTTTTAAAACTCCAGAAGAAGCATGGAGTGGTTTAGGCATTTACGGTGGGGATGATGGTTTATCGGCAGATATAGATACCATCACCTATAGTAAAGCTGCCTCCTCCATAGGTCTCGTATTGGACGTTGAAGTTATTAGGCGCGGACAGTTTGGGGTGAAATTTTTAGCACGACATTATAGTCCAAATGTTTGGTGGGGAGATAATAATTCGACCACCGACTTGTTTAGGACATTGTCGAAATTTCATGTCACCACTAGTCTGCCGCCAAGTGTGACCGCCGTCCAGAAGCTGTTAGAGAAAGCACGAGCACTTTATCTTAGCGACAAGAATACACCCGTTATTGGACCTTATGTGTGTAAGGTTGTTGAATTGAATGGAGGATTACCTCAGCGTGATGAGGCGTTGGCGACGATATCCAATTATAATAGTCGATATGACGATGAGAAACAGTATCCAAACAACTGTAGTGATTTTTATGCTGAGATCCAAATGCTTGAGGCCAAGAGCCTCAGTTTGGATGAACATAAACTGATCCAGTGGTTGAGTACTGTGCGGACATTGTCGGATATGTTAAGCCCACCACTGCTGTGTGAAAAACCACAATTTGAAGTGAAAGAGCCTGTGATTGTGAATGATGAGTTACATTTACCTAGTCATGTTAGTAAGTGTGATGTGAAGACAGAAGTTAAGACTGCCGTTGTTAGAGATAGCCAAGTTTGTAGGCAATATGCCTCAACTGGTAAGTGTGCTTATGGTAGCTCTTGTAAGTATTCACATCTCGGGCGTCCAGGGGTCAAGATAAATACGTCCGAGTCGATTTGCATAGACTATACCCGTGGTCGTTGTACACGGGCGAATTGTCGATTCAAACATCTTTAGGGGCTACCTGGAAGCCCTGTTTGATATAATAGGCTACATTAGCATTGGTTTTCACGTGGTGCTATAATGAGTTCAGAGAAAAAGAAACAAAAGAAGG